AAATTCTGGTATTGGTAATGACGATACATCCGATATGCTTGGTGATAGTTCTTCAAACGGTCAAGAAGAAAATTCAGAAGAAACTGAAGAAACTTCTGCTGGTTCTGAAAGTACTGAAGAAGAAACTGAAGAAGCTTCTGCTGGTACTGAAGACGGTACTGAGGAAGGTACTGAGGACGGTACTGAAGAAAAAGGTGGGGAAGGTGATATCCAACCTCAAAATCAATCTACAGTAGGTCAAGAAGGTGCAAGAAAACAGAAAGTTGTGGTTGCACCAAAATCTTTAGAAGATGAATTGGTTTCAACAACTGATGAATCAAGTCAAGATGCAATGAAAGAGTTTGTTGACAAATTTGCAGACAACGTAGTTTATATTGATTTTGGTAAAATAGACTTGAAACACCATATTCATGATTGGACTCAAGTACATGCAGAACAGAAAAAAGTTATTGCTCAAGGTTCTCTTACAAATACCAATGCTTCGATGAACTTTGAACAACTTATCAAAGATAATTCTAAGACTATCAATTACCTAGTTAAAGAATTTGAAATGAAGAAAGCTGCTACTGCTCATGCACTTAGTCGAGAGGCAAAATCTGGTAGATTGAACAGTGGAAAACTCTGGTCATATAAAATCAGTGAAGACCTTTTTATGCAAAAGACTATTATTCCCGAAGGAAAAAATCACGGTATGGTGATGTTAGTCGATTGGTCTGGTTCTATGTATAGTCATTTACAAGAAACTGTAAAACAAACTATTATACTTTCACAGTTCTGTAAAAGAGTTGGTATTCCTTTTGAAGTGTACACTTTCACTGACCAAAATCCTAGTGCAAGTAATCTAGATTTCTACAAGGATAATGAAATAGTTCCTTCTTCAAATATTCGATTGAGAAATGTTCTTTCTAGTAGAATGAATGCTCGACAGTATAAAGAGTGTGTAAAAAACTGGTTACTGATGGTAGAGAATTATACTGCAAGTTACTATAGAAGAGAACCTTGGGGTGCCGATGAAATGGGTGGAACTCCTTTAAATGAGTCTCTTTTGATTTTAGAAAGAACACTTTCTACTTTCAGAAAAAACAATTCTCTGGAAAAGGTAAATCTGGTAGTTCTATCTGATGGTGATTCGAATTGGTCTTTGGATTATAAAGTTACTCATGATGGTAAATCATTTACTAATGGAATTAATTCTTACAAAACTACTAATGTTATCACTGATAAAGAGAACAATCAAAAGTTTGAAATTGGTGCTCGAGATAGTAGTACTACCGATAAAATTGTTTCCTATATTAGAAGGAAGCACCATGTAAATGCAATGGGATTTTTCCTTTGCAGTGGTAGGAGTGATATCAAAAATGCAATTGAGAAATTTTGTATTGACTACAAAACTGCTACTAATTACTACAAAACTGTAGAACAGTATAAAGAGATACGAAAGAAATTTACAAAAGAAAAGTTTGTTGTTTCTACTCTTACTGGCTATAATGAGTACTATGTAATCAATTCCAAAGTTGATGCGAAAACTGATACTCTGGATGTAAAATCAGATATGACTAAAAATCAGATTGCAAAATCTTTCGCTAGTCATTCTGCTTCGAAGAAAGCAAATCGACAATTATTAAATAAATTTGTCGATTTAGTGAAATAATGCTTGACTTTGGATCGTATATGTGCGATCCTATACTTGAATTGATAATGTTTTAACTATGTGGGAAATCCTAAATTATGTTTACTGTGAATCTTGAAACCCGAAAAACTTTTGTGACTGCTTGTCAACAAGAGTATCCCAATCAAGAAGTTCTGTCCAGAACTCAAATCAACAATGTTGCTAGAGTTCATAACTTGACAGATGCTGCTTGGTTAAAGTCTGATGATTATCGTGTAGGTAGGGGTAAATATCAACTCCCCGCTTTGGACGCTGTTGATAAACCAGCAGTTGTTACATCGATAAATCAACCTATGGTCAAACCAAATATGGTATCGAGTGTTGACTTGTCCGTTGTTGAAAAGACTGAAAATCTAATTCCAGAAAAAGATGCTCATTTTGTGAGTTTCGGTTTCTATTCTGATTTGACTACAATAATCAAGTCAAAAATGTTCTATCCAGTTTTCATTACTGGATTGTCTGGTAATGGTAAAACCTATGGTACTCAACAAGTTTGTGCAAGATTGAAAAGGGAATGTATCACAGTTCCTATTACTATCGAAACTGATGAGTCTGACCTACTAGGTGACAAAACTCTAGTTGATGGTAATGTAGACTTCATCGCCGGCCCAGTGGTACGGGCGATGGAACGAGGTTCGGTTCTTCTGTTAGATGAAATTGACCTTGCCTCTAACAAAATCATGTGTCTTCAATCTATCATTGACGGTAAAGGTGTTTACCTCAAAAAAGATAATAGGTTCGTAAAACCAGCGCCTGGTTTTACTGTGATTGCAACTGCAAACACTAAAGGTAAAGGGTCAGAAGATGGTCGATTTATCGGAACTAATGTTCTGAATGAAGCCTTTCTTGAAAGGTTCAAAATCTGTTTTGAACAAGAATATCCTAGTGTAAAAGTTGAGAATAGGATTCTCACCAATAACTTAAAAGCACTTGGTGCTGATGATGCCGACTTTGTTAACAATCTTACCACTTGGGCATCAACTATCAGAAAGACATTTGCAGAAGGTGGTGTTGATGAAGTTATTTCAACTAGACGATTAGTTGCGATTGCTGAAACATTCGCTATCTTTAAAGATAGGGTTAAAGCAGTTCAACTTGGAGTTTCTAGGTTTGACGATGATACCAAAGAATCTTTCTTGGATTTATACACCAAGATTGCCGATGAATACATTGCCTCTCCAGAGACAACTGAAGAACTCCCTTCTGATTATGCAACTGATGAAGACGCTCCGTTCTAATGAAGATTAGAATAGAAGTTGAGTTAGATACTCAAGAAGATAATGATGAGGTTGAGGCAATCCTTGACCTCATTTCCCAAATAAAAGAAAAAAAAGAGGAGACAGATGGAGAGAAAATTAATGAGTGATATAGAATATAAATTCAACGAAAAAAACTATTTGGAAGAAATCCAAAGTTATGTTGATGCAACTTATGGTTCTCATTATTCCCAAAACAAATTTCAAACTACTGAAGTGGTTGTAGATAACGGCCACGGTGAAGGGTTTTGCCTTGGTAATGTTGTAAAATACGCACAGCGGTATGGAAAAAAAGGTTCTGGGCCAGAAGAGTACAGAAAAGACTTGCTAAAAATTATACATTATGGTATTATAGCACTTTATAACCACGATATGATTCGTAAAATGGAGAATGAAAATGAAAATCAGTGAACAAACTCAACAGATACTTAAGAACTTTGCGAGTATCAATCAATCCCTATTATTGAAAAAAGGTCAGCGAGTTTCTACTATGTCAGTAATGCGAAATATTCTTGCATCAGCTGATGTTGAAGAAGACTTCCCATTTGAATTTGGAATATATGACTTGCCAAGATTCTTAGGAAATCTCTCTGTATATCCAGACTTAGAGTTCAATGAAAAGTTTGTCCTCATGTCTAATGGGTCAAAAACATACAAATTTATGGCATCAGATCCAGGCATCATAGTACATCCTACTACAACATTTAAAATGGATGGTTCTTCTAATGACCCAGATGATGCGAAAGATGCTCCAGACCCAGATATTGAAGTTGTACTGACAGATGCAACTCTATCTACTATTCGTAAGGTTGCATCAATAAATGGACTACCAGATTATGCATTGCAAACTGACAACGGCGTTATCAACTTTGTTGCTCTTGATAAAAAGAGTGATACAACTGATATCGCAAAAGAACCAGTTGGTAAAAGTAATGTGGATTTCAACATGTATTTTCGAGCAGAAAACTTGAAGTTTTTGGAAGGTGATTATAATGTTGGTGTTTCTAAAACCAAGATATCAACTTTTAGACATCAAACTCAAAGAATACAATATTGGGTTACGTTAGAACAAGATTCAGAATATAATGATTAATCAAGGGAGACAGTATGTCAGATAAAATGTTATGGGTTGAAAAGTATCGTCCTCAAAAAATTAATGATTGTGTATTGCCCGATGGGTTAAAAAATACCTTTCGTGAAATTGTAGACACAGGCGAACTTCCAAATTTACTACTTTCTGGTTCTGCTGGTTGTGGTAAAACTACAGTTGCTAAGGCGTTGTGTAGTGAACTTGGATTAGACCACATTTTGATAAATGGTTCTGAAGATGGAAACATCGATACTTTAAGGAACAAGATTAGGCATTATGCTTCAACAGTTTCTTTTTCTAGCCAAGGAAAGGTGGTTATTCTAGATGAGGCAGATTATCTTAACGCCCAATCGACACAGCCTGCTCTTCGTGGATTTATTGAAGAGTTTTCAGGCAATTGTAGATTTATTCTTACTTGTAATTTTAAAAATCGTATCATAGAACCTTTGCATAGTAGATGTTCAGTTATACCTTTTACAATAACAAGAAATGATAAACCAAAACTTGCAGCTTCGTTCTTCAACAAAGTTCAAAATATATTGGCGAATGAAAACATAACATATGAAAAGGCAGTTCTTGCCCAAGTTGTTAGTAAACATTTCCCAGATTTTCGAAGAGTGTTGAATGAACTACAGAGATATTCGATGAGTGGTTCTATCGATAGTGGACTACTAAGTAGTCTTGAAGAAGTTTCTCTCACATCTTTGGCAGCTGCAATAAAGGATAAGAAGTTTACAGAAATGAGAAAGTGGGTTACTCAAAATCTAGACAATGACCCATCTACAATTTTTCGGAAGATTTATGATTCATTATATGATTTGATTGAATCTTCTTCAATCCCACAGGCAGTTGTTTGTATATCTGAATATCAATACAAGTCAGCTTTTGTTGCAGACCAAGAAATCAACATGGTTGCCTGCTTAACAGAATTAATGGTAGAGTGCGAATGGAAATAATTGAAATTGCAAGACTTGTATGTGTTGGATTAGTAGTTGCTGGAGCATATTTACATGGAAATCATGTAGGTAAAATCACTGGAAGATCAGAAACAGTAGATTACTTAATCGAGCATGGGGAAAAAACAAAAGATGGTGTTGTCATAACATTGGATATTACAGAATGAGTTACGACTTATTTAAAGATTATGTGCCTGCAATATCCAACACTAAAATAAGGTTGATGGATAGTGAAGATGAGCAATGGGAAAAACAATATCCAGCATATCTTGTGAACAGGAACTTCTCTAATTTTCAAGAAACAATACTATATGCAAATGAAATGAATCGTCTTCCTATGACAGATAACAAACTTCAATTTGATTATCTTATAAATAGTATTAGACCCAGAAAAAGGTTTGCGCCTTGGGCTAAAAAGACTATTCATAATGATTTAAATTATGTTAAAGAATATTATGGATATAATAATAAAAGAGCTGAAGAAGTACTTAATATATTAACTGATGACCAGATAGAGTATATTAGAAAAAAGCTTGATAAAGGTGGTTAGGAGAAGTGAACATGAACGCACAAGTTGATTCCTTAGTTGAGGTTTCCCTCAACGACCAAGAAGATTTTCTGAAAATAAGAGAAACATTAACGAGAATCGGTGTCGCATCTCGTAAAGATAAAAAACTATTTCAAAGTTGCCATATACTTCACAAACAAGGCAAGTATTATATAGTACATTTCAAAGAATTATTCAAACTTGATGGAAAACAATCAGACTTTTCAGATAATGATAGGTCAAGAAGAAATGCAGTAGTAAAGTTGCTGGTAGAGTGGAAACTTATTAATGTGGTCAGAGAAGATCCAATTGAAATTGAACCAGCACCTATGTCGCAAATTAAAATTATTTCTTATAAAGAAAAAGACCAATGGGATTTAGTTCCAAAATATAATATTGGTAGAAAAAAGTAAAAAAAAATTGATAGAGGTCTTGAAATTTAGTCAGAGAGTGACTAAATATATAACAGAGTTGCATAAATGTATGGACTCTGAAAATCGCCCGCTTCGTGGGGGCACACTTAAACTTGCTTAATAAAGGAGCTTAAAATGGTTAATACAACTACACTTATTCGCAACCCATTGTCAGTTGACATGTTCGAACCTTTTCTTAGGAGAAGTATCGGCTTTGAAAATATTTTTAGGGAGTTGGATTCTTTCGCATCTGAAAAGATGGAGAGCTACCCACCTTACAACATCGTAAAAAGCGGAGATGATTACAGAATTGAATTATCAGTTGCTGGTTTCTCCGAAAAAGAACTGAATGTTGAGGTGGAAGAATCAACACTTACAATTAGTGGAAGAAAAGATAAATCAGATTCTGAATATCTCCACAAAGGTATTGCTGGACGCAGTTTTGTAAGAAAATTCACCCTCGCTGCTGACCTCATAGTTAAAGGAGCTAACATTGTCGATGGTATTTTGGTTGTTAATATGCAGTTGGTCATTCCAGATGAGAAGAAACCTAGAACCATAAATATTGGTAAAGGTGAAACTCTTGAGAGTGAACCAGAACTTCTAAACGAGTAAAACATGGTGGTGGGGGGTTTCCCCCCACCATATTATGCAAACGGTGATAAAAATGGAAACACATGAACAAATAATTGCTTTGATTGAACAGTACAAATTTGAAAATGAAAAATTTATTTCTAAACAGAATAAATCTGCTGGTATTCGTGCAAGAAAAATTCTGATGGAAATCAGTAAACTTTGCAAGACTCGCCGCTTTGAAATACAAGATGAAAAAGAGTGGATTGTGAAATGAAAATGCCTCCCAAAAATGATCCAGACTTAGAAAAAGTAGCATCAGATATCAAAACTGCTATTGAAGATTCAGATGATATTAATGTAGTTGAAAGTCCTCCCCCGATAGAAGAAAATAATCTATATAGAACATCAAAAGATAAAAATGGTGATGTCATATTTGAGCTTGCTCTTCCTAATGATGATATCACTGGTTGGTTGATGGGCAATAAAAAAATTGTAACAGAACATCCAGAAGCAATCCAAAGAATTATTAATATGGAATGGAAATATATAAGCCGCAGAATTATTAGATGGTTGGGTGATAGTCCAGCACACAGACAATTCAAAGAGGCAATTGACGCTCATATCAAAAATGAGAAAAAATTTCAACGTGTGTATGCACATAAACAATATGGAGAAGTTAAACAATGAATTATGCAGATAGTCCCTACTTGCGAGCTCTAATTAGAAAGTATGAATATGAAAGAGACACATCAATTGCAGTTCTCAGAACATTTTTTGAGAATCCAGTTGGTGTTGCAGACCATTCAAACTTTGTTGAAACTATGGATAAACATGTGTCTCAATTATGTGAGGCAGAAGAATGTTTGAGAGTTTTAATTCAAAATTTTGCTCAACAACCACAACCTCAAGTAACTGAACCTCAGCCGGAAGTACCAACTACAGAAGGAACTGAGTAATGTCGATGCTTGACATCAAAATTGTAAGACTCAATTCTGGTGAAGAACTTATTGGCGAATTAAAGGATACTGGAGATAATTGGACAATTAAAAATGTTTGTCAAATTGCAGCTAGTTATGCTGACCCAACTCAAGCAACTGCTAGAATTGGGTTGGCGCCTTTTATGCCGTACTCTAAAGTAAAAGATGGGTTTGTGGTTAGTAAATCCTTTGTTGCTTTTTTAGTAGACCCAGTGAACGAATTATTGAACGAATATAATAAAGTTTTCGGTTCTGGTTTGGTATTACCACCATCCCCTTCACAACAACCTTTTGATGGTTCGAAACCACAACCAACAGCGCCATCATCTTCTCATGCTTTTGTGAAATTATAACTTGACATTACTCGTTTTGTGTGTTATTATGTACCTTATACTATGGAGTTATAGATGTCTTTTTATACTAATGTACAATGTGTTGGAAACAAGATTCTCTTAAGAGAAATTGTAGATGGAAAAAGATTGGAGCATAGAGTAGATTATTCTCCATCTCTTTTTCTAAAATCTCAAAACAAAAAATCTAAATATCGAACCTTGCATAATGTTCCTGTTGATAGAGTAGAACAGGGCAGTATTTCTCAGGCGAGAGATTTCGTCAAACAATATAGTGACATTGAAAATGTAGATATATACGGCAATAAACAATATATCTTTCCATTCATCTCTGACACTTACAAAGGTGATATACAATACGATGTCGATAAAATAAACATAGTAAATCTTGATATTGAAGTTGAATGTGAGAATGGATTCCCAGAACCAACTGATGCACTTGAGCGAATCAATGCAATAACGATGAAGATGAAAAACGTGTATCTTGTACTTGGGTTGGGTGATTGGGAAAACAAAAATTGGCCAGACCATAGAATAAAATATTACAAGTTTAAAGATGAAACCTCTCTACTTAAAAGTTTCTTAAACATATGGGAAAACTCAAAGATAGATATCGTAACTGGTTGGAATGTGAACCAGTTTGATATGTCGTATCTTGTTAACCGACTAGAAAGACTTCTTGGTGAGAAGGAGATGAGAAGATTATCTCCTTGGAAATATGTAGACAAGATTGAAAAAAACATTCGTGGTATAAACCAGAACCTTGTTAAGATATCTGGTCTTGCAATTATCGATTACCTAGACCTCTATAAAAAGTTTACATATGTTACAAGAGAGACATATCGACTAAACCATATTGCAGAAGTAGAACTTGGTGAAGGAAAACTTGACCACTCTGAATTTGCACAAATGCATTTATTCTATAAACTAGACTATCAAAAATTCATCGACTACAATATTAAAGACGTTGAACTTGTGGATAGACTTGAAGACAAACTTAAGTTGATGGAGCTTCTTATTACGATTGCCTATCAGTCGAAGATAAACTATGAAGATGTATTTTCTCCTATTAGAACTTGGGATGCAATCATATTCGAAGAGTTGAAAAGAAACAATATTGTAATTCCTAACGTGAAGAATAATAAAAAGTCTACTGCGTTTGCTGGTGCATATGTTAAAGACCCAGATGTAGGTATTCATGATTGGGTAGTTTCTTTTGACTTGAACAGTTTGTACCCTCATTTGATTATGCAGTACAATATTAGTCCAGAAACCTTGATAGAGGGACATAACATTAAAACTGATGTTAATAGTTTATTATCTGGTACAACTAATACTGAAGAGGCAGTACAGATGAACGCAACTCTTTGTCCTAGTGGAGTTATGTTCAACAAAGACAGTAAAGGGTTTTTGCCCAAACTTATGCAAAAAATGTATGACGATAGAACAAAATACAAGAAACAGATGTTAAAGATAAAACAAGAGAAAGAAAATGGAGAAGGTGACCCTGTTCTACAAACAAAACAAATATCTGCATTGAATAATAAACAGATGGCCGCAAAAATTTTACTTAACTCTTGTTATGGTGCTTTGGGGAATCAATACTTTAGATACTTTGATATCCGACAAGCGGAATCAATCACGTTGTCTGGTCAGTTGTCTATTCGTTGGATTGAAGAAAGAATGAATGAATATATCAATCGTCTTCTTCAAAACGAGAAACCTAAAAACTATGTAATTGCTAGTGACACTGATTCAATTTATCTATCTCTTGGAGAGTTTGTTACAAAGGTATATAAAGATAAAGTTCCAGAAGATAAAGTTGTGGTTGACTTTCTTGATAAAGTCGCAGAAGAAAAGTTTGAACCGTATATAGACAAGTGTTATGAAAACCTTGCAAACAAAATGAACGCATACGAACAAAAGATGTTTATGAAACGTGAGGTTATAGCTTCGAAGGGAATATGGACAGCAAAGAAAAGATATATTTTGAATGTTCATGATAGTGAGGGTGTCAGATTTGCAAATCCAGAACTCAAAATTATGGGTCTTGAAGCAGTTCGTTCATCAACTCCTTCATGTTGTCGAGAGAAGATTAAAGACTCATTGCACATAATTATGAATGAAGATAATGACTCCTTAATTGAATTTATCGAAAACTTCAGAAAAGAGTTCAAAACATATGACGTACAAGATATTTCTTTCCCAAGAGGTGTAAATGGACTTACAAAATATCATGACCCTGTTCATGTATATAAGAAAGGCACACCAATCCATGTGAAGGGGGTTCTGTTTTACAACAAGTTAGTTGCTGATAATAAATTACAAATGCAGTACCCAAAAATCAAGAATAGTGATAAGATAAAATTTTGTTATTTGAAAGAACCAAATCCAATACAAAATAATGCAATCGCAATTTCATCAGACCTACCTACTGAGTTCGGTCTGGACAAATATATCGATTATGACTTACAATTCGATAAGGCATATCTAGAACCAATTAAGACTATCACAGATACAATTAAATGGAATCTGGAGAAGCAATTTACATTAGACCAATTTTTCTAAGGAGAACAATATGAATTTAGCCGATAAACTGAGAAAGAATACTAGTCTTCCAAGTAGGGTAAACATCCTCGCAGATTCTGTATACTTAAATCAAAAAGAACCAACAACTACACCTATTCCAGCTGTGAATATTGCATTTAGTGCTTCACCAACTGGTGGGTTTATATCTGGTCTTACCATGATTGCTGGGCCATCAAAACATTTCAAAACTGCATTTGGATTGTTGATGATGAAGTCTTATCTAGATGCAAATCCAGAAGGAATTGCATTATTTTATGATTCAGAGTTTGGAACACCCCAAGAATATTTTGATACATTTGATATTGATACCACAAGAGTTATCCATGTTCCTATTACTAATCTTGAAGAACTCAAGTTTGACCTTGTGAAACAATTGAAGGAAGTTACAGTAGAAGATAAACTTTTTATAATGGTGGATTCAGTAGGTAATCTTGCATCTAAAAAAGAAGTTGATGATGCAGAAGCTGGTAAAAGTACTGCTGATATGACACGGGCAAAACAGTTCAAATCTCTGTTTAGAATGGTAACTCCACATCTAAGTTGTAATGATATTCCTATGGTTGCAATAAATCATACATACGATTCTCAAGGTCTGTTTCCCACTAAAGTTGTATCTGGTGGTACAGGAATGTATTACAGTGCAGATAATATTTGGATTATCGGCCGCCAACAAGAAAAAGATGGTTCAGAACTTACTGGATATAATTTTATTATCAACGTAGAAAAGTCTAGGTATGTGAAAGAAAAATCTAAAATTCCAGTATCAGTAAAATTTGAAGGCGGTATGGATAAATGGTCTGGGATGTTAGAAATGGCATTATCTGCTGGATGCATATCTCAATCTGGTGCATGGTATCAATTGGTTGATACTGAAACTGGAGAAGTTCTCGACAAAAAATATAGAGCAAAACAACTTACTAATAATGAAATTATGATACCTATAATTTCATCAAAATTGTTTCTTGAATATGTACACGAAAAATACTCTATTAGTAGTGGCAAAACAATCATTGACTCTGAAAATACACAAGGCATCATTGAAGAAATGCTAGGAGAAGAAAATGCGTGATATAACTAGTAATGATTTTACAATAATGGAATCTGACTCCGAAGAATTTTATGCATTTCGTATTGATACGGGCATCTATAAAGATGTCATATTTAGATTTGGTAAAGTATCTGGAAAGGATACATCTGCCTTTGGTAAAGATGCGAAGATTGATTTTTCGTTTGTTGCATTAAAACCAAATGAAAAATATTCTTTAGAAGAGCTTGACAAAGATGCAAAATTTGGTATACTAGCTGGTAAAGTATTGAAACATATGTTAGAGACTTCAATTGATGATTTAAAGAAAACTGGGCAACTTTGATATGGATTATAACAGTGATTTCAAATACGATTTAGAATGGGGCAAACAAGGTGAGAATGTCGTTGCAGAAATTGTTGAAGGTGATAAGACAGAGGTAAAATCTGAAAGAAATGGTTGGAATAAAACTGGAAATCATTTTGTCGAATTTGCATCCAGAGGTAAAGCAAGTGGAATTGCAACAACTCAGGCAGAATGGTGGACTGTTAATTTTTTCTTACACGATGAGTTTATTTTTAACATAACTGTTCCTACAATAAGACTTAGGCATAAGTGCAGAAATAAAAAATATAGAATTGTTAATGGTGGAGATAATAATACTTCGAAAGGGTTTCTAGTTCCTATATTGGATTTAATTAGTGTTCATTAAAGAAGTTGACAAATTCACAGCAACAGAGTTTATACAATCTCTGCATTATTCAAAGATAATGCCTAGATTGACAAAACACTATCTTGGATGTTATGTGGATAAAGATTTGGTAGGGGTTCTCACATTAGGTTGGGGAACTCAACCAAAGGCTACGATAAACAAATTGTTTGATGGTCTGGGTACTGAGGATTATTATGAGATTGGAAAAATGTGTATGCTAGAAGAGATGCCAAGAAACTCCGAATCTCAAATGATATCTGGTGTAGTAAAATGGATGAAGAAAAATACTCCAGAAAGAAAATTTTTGTTCACTTGGGCAGATGGAATAATGGGAAAGCCTGGATATGTTTATCAGGCTGCAAACTTTTTATATGGTGGTTTTATACAGACACAAATATATATTAGTTCTGAAGGAGAAAAAATTCATCCAAGGTCGAGTAAAAAACTTTGTGAAGAAAATGTAGTATATGAAAAAGAAAGAAATCCAAATTTCTTTGAAAACAGAAAAGGAGAAAAGATATTCTGGTTGACACAAGATTTTTTAGATAGTAAAGGAATATCTAAAATATTTGGAAGGCAGTTTAGGTATATATTGCCGTTGAGTAAAAAGTCTAGAAAAATGTTACAAAACTCTACTGTCGAGTGGGGATTGAATTATCCAAAACATGATGATTTAATATGGCATAAATCTAGTAAGAATGGAAAAGTATTACTTGAAGAAATGCCTAGTATAAATTCTGATGTGGTTGAATATAATGAACGCAATGTTAATAGTCATAAAAGTAGTATGACATTAGATAATTTTTTGAGGTGAAAATGGAACTGAACGAACTTACAATATTACAAAATCTAGTAATGAATGATGAATATGCAAGGAAAGTACTTCCTTACATTGATGTTGAATTTTTTCAAGAACAAAAAGATAGAAAAATATTTGAACTTATATACGCTCATTTAGAAAAATATAATGTGTGTCCATCAAAAACAAGTTTGATGATTACATTAAATGAGTTGAACCTACAAGACAAACTTTTTGATGAGTGTATAGAAACTGTCAAAGTAATTGAAGGTGTAGAGCCTGATGTAGACGTAAACTGGTTGACTGATTATACAGAACAATGGTGTAAAGACAAAGCATTATATAATGCAATTATGAAGTCTATTGAAATTGTTGGTGAAGATGGTTCTAAAAAATATGATAAAGGAACACTTCCTAAACTTTTACAGGATGCTCTGGCGGTATCATTTGACACACATATTGGACATGATTTTATTGACAACTCTGAAGAAAGATTTGATTTTTATCAACAAAAAGAAGAAAGACTTCCATTTCATCTTGATAGATTTAATGCAATAACGAAAGGTGGATTGCCAAGAAAAACTTTAAATATTGCACTTGCTGGGACAGGCGTTGGAAAGAGTTTGTTTATGTGTGATTGTGCAGCCAATCATTTAATGCTTGGTAAAAATGTTCTTTATATTACATTGGAGATGTCCGAAGAAAAAATTGCCGAAAGAATTGACGCAAACTTGTTGAATGTGAGTATTCAAGATGTTGCAGATATGTCAAGAGATTTATTTAATAAGAAAATAGATAGGATTAGAAAGAAAACTACTGGAACTCTTATTGTAAAAGAATATCCTACGGCAGCTGCAAATACAAATCATATTCGACATTTGTTGACAGAATTACAAATGAAGAAAAACTTTACTCCAGATATCATCTATGTAGATTACCTAAATATTTGTGCATCTGCAAGATTAAAATATGGAGCAAACGTGAACTCATATACTTACATAAAATCAATTGCCGAAGAACTTCGTGGTCTTGCAGTTGAATTTAATGTACCTATTATGAGTGCGACACAAACAACTCGTAGTGGATTTACAAACTCAGATATTGGTCTAGAGGATACATCTGAATCATTCGGATTGCCTGCAACGGCCGACTTAATGTTTGCATTGATATCTACAGAGGAGTTAAAAGAATTAGACCAAATCTTGGTGAAACAATTGAAAAATCGATACAATGACTTAAATGCAAATGGTAGATTTGTTGTTGGAATTGATAGGTCTAAGATGAGATTATATGATGCTGAAGAAAGTGCTCAAGATGATTTAATCGCAGACCGACAAGATAAAGCTGGTTCTGAATTGAATTATAGCACTAAATTTAAATCAACTAAAATAGGAAAAATGGAAGTAAACATATGAGTGAACAAGATATTGAAATTAAAGAAACTGAAGAAAAAGATCCACTTGCTGATATAGAAAAACCTTCTGGAAGCAAAAACTTTATTGCAATTTGGGATAATGCATTGACACCAGAAGTGTGTAGTGAATTTATTGAGATGTTTGAATCTGAAAAAGAACATCACGAAAAGGTTGCCTTTGAATGGGGTGATGGAATGGCAAAGTTTACTGCATTAAGGTTAAATAATGAGTCGATGGCACAAAACAATAAACGGTGGGTAGACCTGTCGGTAATTGCATTGGAAGCAGTACAAAAATATACAGAATATTATAGAAGAGTATATAATATTGCATATTTTCCAGAACAGTGTGTAAACGAACATTTAATTATTCGGAAGTTTGACCCAACAGACGAATATATGTATCATGCAGACGTTATTGACCCAGCATCTTCTCTTAGGTTTTTAGGGACTCAATTTTATCTAAATGACCTTGAGGGGCCCAAAGAGGAACAAGATAATGGCGAATTAGTCTTTCCAGATTATAAGTTGGCCGTAAGTCCGAAGGAAGGAAGACTTCTTGTCTATCCACCATTTTGGACACATCCATACCAAGAACTTTCTCCAAAGGAATCTCCAAAATATGTACTAGGAACTTATTTGACATATGCTGGAAACCTTGGTAAGAGGACAGAAGAAGCAGTCGAAAGAGAGGCTGAGAAAAAAGACCTTCCATCTGCTGTCGATGATGCAGCTGATATGATGTCTGTCAAACAGTAATGCTTGACATCTAGATAGCTCCCTTTATAATATAAATAGTAAATAAAGGGAGTTATCCTATGGCAAACTTAACTGGTGGAATTTATATCACTTTCCAGAAACCATATCTTAATATGGTTTCAGATATAATAGAAAATAACGAACAAATCAAAGTAGGTGGTCGCCTCCAAATAATTGAGCAAACTGATGTCGTAAAATCTTTTCTAAAATCTGTCAAGAATAAAAATGAGAGAGATATAGAAAAGGTATTGAAAGTTGGTTCGCAATACGCTGGGATATTTAATACCCACAAGTGGACAGAGATAGATAAGAGTCAGTTCACAAATCTTGGTGGTGCATCTGACGGCAAGACCACACAACAACAAGAACTTGCATCACTGTTCGCAATACAAAAATCAATCGAAAATAATGGATATACAAATCAGAAAAAGTTTTATGAACTTTATAGAGAAGATTTGATTAAGATATATCCAGACATGAATGAAGAATGGGAAAATACATTCTTTCAACAACAACTCACAACATATAGAGAAGTAGGTAATACCCCATATAAACACTATTCAAGAGATGGTGGATTTATGGACTATATTACTGGTATCTGCAAAAACAAATATGGTATTGCAAAAAAAGATACTTGGAATCCTGCCGATATTTGGTTGGTACATGATTTCCCAAAAGTAAAAAGAGAACTAGAAAAATATGTAATGGATGATGTAACTCCAATAGAAGAATTTAATGCAATTCTTAGAGATATGTTCCATGCAAAAAAAGTAATAGGAATATCTCTTAAAAAGATGTCTGGAAGAACTGCGAAGTGGGAATTGGTAAATCTAGAAAATATGGATGTTTTTGACAACGATGAATATCAGTTCAAATTAAAAAGTGCTCAACTATCTCTTAATATGGCTGGGAAAAATAACTTCAAAAACTCAGATGCTAAAATTGTTGTTTCTGGTAAACAGGGTGATGTAAAATTTCAAATAAGACAAAATAGTGCTGGATTTAACAATTTAAAAATAGAAGGAACTGATATGGGAGCAACGTCTGCCAGATTAGGTAAAGTCCCTTTGAGTATGGCTGCAACACTTTTTAAGAAGTTTGGAATACCATTAAATAATGATAATAAAAAATTTCCTAGAACAGCATCAGAGTTTGAAAAAAGAGCATCTGAATTTCTTTACCAGTTTAAGAAAGTTGAATCTATAACGTCAATAAAGGCAAAAGACTTTCAAACTAATTTTATGGCAGTTTATGGAAGTGCAAGACCAGATTTCGCACATAGTAAATTGATGCAACTAGACCTTATGTGTAAACTATATAGTTTAAAAGAAAAAGATAGAAATGATTTACTGACATCTCTAACGTATCTCGCTCAGAAAAAAGGAAACATTTTCGGGCCATTTGGGAAGCTTTACTAATGCAAAATTTTATGGAAATCCTGACTGAAGGTAAGGGTGGTAAAAATCTTCACCTAGAACATCTTGAAGATGAAATAATAAACTATGGAATAACGGGCGGTAGAGCTGCAATTAACTTTTTACGGTCTCTTAGAAATATGCTTGCTGGAAGTTCATCTTCTGGTGTTAATATGACTGTAAAATGGGATGGGGCCCCAGCAATATTTGCTGGAATTGACCCAGAAGATGGAAAGTTTTTTGTCGCAAAAAAAGGTGTATTTAATGCAAATCCAAAATTTTATAAAACAAATCAAGAAATAGATGCAGAACTTAAAGGACAACTCAATTCAAAATTTAAAATTGCTCTCGCAGAAATCCCAAAACTTGGAATCAAAGGAGTTCTCCAAGGAGACCTCATGTTCACAGATGATATATCGAAAAAAGATATTGATGGGATATCATATTACACTTTTCAGCCTAATACTCTTGTTTATGCTATCCCTGTTAATAGCGGTTTGGGTAAGATAGTTTCTAAGGCAAAACTAGGAGTTGTTTGGCATACCACATATGAAGGAGGCCCAACACTGCAAGACATGACTGCAAAGTTTGGTGCTGATACTAGTAAATTGAAAACCACATCAAGTATCTGGATGGATGATGCATCATATAAAGATGTTTCTGGAAAGGCAAAGTTTACATTAGCTGAAACAGAGAAAGTTACAAAAATACTATCTTCCACAGGGAAAACATTTCAAAAAATCAAATCATCAGAATTAAAGAAATTTCTTGATTTACAGAATAACACATTAACTAAAGGTTTAGTGGGGGCATCTTTTAAAACATATTTAAATCAATATGTAAAAAGAGGAGAAAAATTTAACGTATCTGCTGTAAAGAAAACACCATATTCAATGTATGTAAAAGGATACTTTGATGATAAGGTTATTGCAAAACTTAAAACAGACAAGGCGAAAAAACAAAAAGAACAAATTAGAGATGAGGTTGTCGCACAACTATTGAAACAAGATTCTCTAATATTGAATCTTGTAGAGTTCATGAGTTCATTGGTAGAAGCAAAACAATTAATCGTTACAAAACTTAATTCAGTAAAACAACTTGCAAAAATATTCGTTAGAACTAAGGATGGTTACAAGGTCAGTAACGAAGAAGGATATGTTGCTGTCGATAGGGACGGAACTACTGCTGTTAAATTAGTTGACAGAATGGAGTTCAGTTATAACAATTTTACTGCCGCTAAGGCTTGGGATAAATAAATATGTATGAATATAGTTGCAAAGTAGTAAAAATCGTTGATGGGGATACCATTGATGTAGATATTGATTTAGGATTTGGAGTATGGTTGAAAAAACAAAGAATTAGACTCTTTGGAATCGATACCCCCGAATCTAGAACAAGAGATTTGGAAGAAAAAAAATATGGTTTGGCTGCGAAAGAATATTTGACTAAATGGTTGACTTCTGGTGGTGTTACAATAAAGACCCAGAAAGACGCAAAAGGGAAATTTGGTCGTATTCTTGGTGAAATGTATTGTTACGATACTAATGTAAATCAAAAGATGATAGAAGAACATCATGCAGTAAAATATCACGGTCAATCAAAAAAAGAAATTGAAGAAGAACACTTATTAAATAGAACAAAATTAGGAGAGCTGATAT